ATACAGAGACAATTTAAAAGTGTTTCCTCCTGAATTCTGAAAATCGTGTTGTCCAGAAAAGAGTGCACCTCTAAAACTAAAAGGTATTATATTTGCCATGTTTGTTTATCTCCTTAATTATTAATAACTTGATGGTGATTCTGATTTTAAAGGAATACGAATAACACCATCATTGTATTCGTTTCTGCGTCTACGACCTTCTTGTTCAACCGCATACGTTTCAAGTGCTTCTTTATATTGCCCTTGGTACAGTTGTATCATATCTGTCGGACCTTTCAAGTACCCATATGCATTTACTAAAGAAGCGTATAAAAGTAAGTCTTGGTATTTGTTTGATAAATAAGTACCAGTTCCACTAACTGTAGCGTCAGTTAAACTAGTAGGTTCCTTATTGTAAGCAAGAGTAATACTATAAGTAGCATTAGGTGTAGGTGCTACTACCCAAAAATTTTCATCCCAATTACCATAATATTTAGGTATACTTGAAGATTGAGTATTTGGAGTTTTATAATATTCAGCCATAAAACTTGGGTCTCTTTGATTTAAAAAAACTTGATTTCCAGAAGAATCTGTAAGTTGTACATACCTAATGTTTCTGAGATCTGCTGGAATAGTTACGTATCTATTTCCTATAATTAAATTAGATGTTGCATAAAAACGTTCTAGATCTGCATCAACAGATCTAAAAATTCTATTTTCTGCGTTTTGGATAAATTTATTTAAAACACTAGATGTAAAAACATTATCACCAACTTCAGTGTATCCTTTTATGTCGTCTTGTAAATTTGTTAAAGTGTAAGCCATATTACTGAGGTCCTATTGTTTTTAATGTTACTGGTCCTGAGGATGTATTATAACCTCCTCCGCTAATTTGTCCAGTAGTTGCTGTATCAGATCCTCCTTGATCTGAAGTATCTGTATTGTAATTATTTAAAGGATCTTGAAGACATCTAATTGTAGCCCCTGCAGTGTGGGTTGTAGCCGTAGAAGAAAAAGAACCTCTTACAACACCTGTTAATTCATTGTCGGCTATTTCAGTTACATTTATAGTTCCACCCATTCCAGAATGAATATTACATTTATAATACAAAGTTGCTGGAGCCGAACTGTCTACAGTAATTCTTGTGTAAGCACCACTTGTTCCTGGAGTACCTACAATCGTAACATTAGTTGTATACTCAGTGCCATCAAGACTAGTTGCTAATCTTAAAGGATGTCCAGAATTACTAGAATCAGATTGACTAAAAGTATATGTTCCTGTTTTTGTAAAACTTAAAGTATCTTGTTGAACATTATCAATAAAATATTTATTTCCAGAACCAGTGCTTTCAACTCTAACTGCATAAGTTCTTTCTATATTTGAAGGTGCACCAAATCCTGTGTAAGCTATTAATTCACCTCCAATATTAACTGAGTTCATAGGAGTTCCTCCTGAAAAAAAATCAACGCTACCTGGAGTTCTTGGACTATTTATTTCAAACCCAGTTAAACTGGTTAAAATAATACCTGTAGTTTGAGTTGCATCAATGTTTGATACTAACGTAGTTGTAGTATTTGTAAAAATTCCTGGAGTAATTTTGTGTCCTGAAGCATCACAAATTTGAGCTCCACTAAGTCCATCAATTGCAGCTATGTTATTAAACACACCTGCTATTCCTGGGGGTCCTCTAAATCTTACATAACTAGAATGTTGTCTACCATGATTTTCTTCAAAAACATTTACAACAGAACTACCAGCAGCAAAACTTTTAATTGGATTAAAACTTAAAAACCTTAACGCATTTGATGGTGGTTGTTGTGGACGAGTGGTAGGTAAAGCAGTTGGGTCAGCGTGACTTGGTTTAGGATCTAGTTGTGGTTGTTTAGATTCAAATTCAGAAAAATGTACAAACAATCCATTCCATTGTGTAACCATTTCATTCCATGGAAATGCTTGGCCACTGATATCAGATATTGCTAGTGAATATTTTCCTTGTGCAAATCGAGCCATTATTAAATACTAGGATAGTACGACTTAGGTGTAATATAAGTACTATTACTCGAACCATCCGCTGCCTCCGCTCTTAATAATTCATCTTCGTATAAAAGTTTTAAATTTTGAGCTCTCTCTGGAGAATATTTTAAACTTAAATAATAAGCTAATCCTGCACACATACATGGAATATAAAAATAAGGAACATCTGCTGCATTAGTATAAGAACCTGCATCATCTATTCTACTCATATAATAGAATTGAATTCTGTCACCAGCTTGACTAGCACTTGGTGTTGTGTATAAAGTTATTGTAACTCTATCTATAAATCTTTGAACCCAATATTGTGAAGGTTGCCCTTGCGCTAATTTATTAGATAATGCTGAGTAAGTAGATCTTGATATTTTAGTTAAAGGACTATCAGATTGACTTGTTGTACCTGCACTACTTCTATAAGAAGCTTCAAAAATATCATCCGTGCCATACAAAGCTGCACCCGCACTATTTAATAAAGTTGAAGTACCGTCCCCGCTAGATCGGTAACCAATGTATTCATTAGTTCCTGCAACTAGTGTCAAGTATCCATCAGCTATTTCCCAAAGGTGTATACCTCTGTTAGCCCATTCTTGAAAAAGAATATTTAATGATCTTCTAGCAGTTTTTAACTGGTAACCAGCAACCCCTCTTATACCAATTCTTTCGTAAGCTTCTTCAATAATATCATCTATTGCAAAAGTTTTACCAAAGGTCGTTGTACCAGAAGTAGTGTTAGCCATGTTACGCTCCTGTGATAGTTAATGTAACGCTTCCGTCAGTTCCTGTTGTTTGTGATAATGTTGCACAAACTCCATCTTTAAACAAAATTCCAGAACCTGGAACGTACACTGCTAATCCTTCAGTATCGTATTTAAATGTCGCTTTTAAATTACCTGCTGCAGCCCCACCTGTTGTAGCTGAGTCATGTAAAAGTAAAACAGAACCTGCTTCACCTCTACCTTGAATAGAAGTAACTCTAGCTCTACCAGCTCTCAACAAAGTTATAGTACCAGTATCTTTTTGTAAGGTTGTTTGATCGCTTGAAAATGATCCTCCGCCTGCCATAATTTTTCTCCTTAAATTTATGTGTGGGCCTAAGCCCACACTAATTATCTATTATAAATCTGCTGCGTCTTGAACAGAATTATTTTGTACGTACATAACAGTAACTGTAGCTGCACCAGTTGTACCATCTCCATTAGCACCTGTAAAATCAGCAAGAACTTGTATGTCAGTTGTACCAACATTAGTTGCTTCTGTATCTAAAGTACCGTGAGTAGTTGCTAAAGCTTTAACATTAGCTGTAGCTATAAATGCATCTGCATCTGCTACTGTTCCTACTGAAATAGTTGCTGCACCACCATCATTATTCACTGTAGTTACGTTAAGAATAACGTCTACTATTTGTGAATTTGCTGGAACTACTGCGCAAACTTGATTTAAATGTGAAGCACCAATAATATCAACTTTTACTGATTGAGACATTACAACTTGTCCAACATTAGCAATGTTAGATCCAAGTGTTGTACCTGTTGTGTTTGAAATCGTTCCCGCTCTTACCGGTCCCGAAAATGTAGTATTTGCCATTTTATATTCCTCCTAGAATATCTGAATACTGTCCCTAGGGTTGTCGACTATATGCGTCAGCATTCATTATTGTTAAATATATAGTGTGTTTTTTATATACTACTTTTTAATAGAGTGCAAGAGAGCCTGTAATGTGGAGTGAATTTTCCAACGATGTAGCTTTTTTATTAAGTAGCTACAGAAACTTGTGGAGCAATACCTTCAACGGTATTTTGTCTGTGAGCAATTTCAGCTTCTTCAAGCTTGATCTTAGTAATGACTTCTCTAACTTTGTCATCAATTCTGACCATTTCAAGAGTATATCTGTCTTCATTAATATGCTCCTGTTCCCACTTCAACTCCAAGGACCTTTTTTGTTTGTATAGGTCTTGTATCATCAATAACCTCCTCATAAGTTATTCGATTTATCTCGTTATTATAGTTGTTTCCGAGATACTCCCATTTTATACTTTTTTCTCCTAGCTTGTCAAGTATAGCTTTTTCAACACTTTCAGCTGTATCCTCAACATGTTCAATATTAAATTTAGCATGATGGTCGTAAGCCCAGATATTTATGAGAGTTTTTTTCATTTACACACCTTTATATGTAAAAAAGAGGCCGTTTTTAGGCGGCCTCTAATTAATTAGTTATTAAGCACCTGCAACGCCGTAGATACCTCTATAGTCAGAAACTCCAAAAGAGTATCTTTCTCTAGCTTTGTATCTTACGTTACCAGTTGAGAAGTCACCTTCCATTTTAGTTTGGATAGGTAGTCTCTCAAAGTACTTCATTCCGTTAGGAACATCAGTAATGATGTAGTAAGAATCAGGATCAGTAAGATAATGATTTATTCTGTAACCTTCAGGAAGCATTCCCATGTTTTTCAGTGCATTGATATCATTATCAGCTGTTCCAACTCTTCCTTGAGACTTTAACAATCTCTCAGCGTTAAATTGATTTTCAGAAGGAACAATCATTTTCATTCCTCTAGCTGCAATTTTTAAACCTCTTTCATCAGTCATTCCAGCAATGTCAATCATCGCTTGTTCTAATGAAGTTTCGTTTAAATCCGCTGGTGTAGTAAGCGTGTTAGAAACGTTAACTGCGATCGTTGGGTGAGCTGTGTTGAATAAAGAAACGCCATCACCTGAATCAAAGTTATCCACAAGTGGTAAACCTTGGTTAAGTGGTGTAGCTGCTTTAATCTGTTTAGCGTTTGCCATAGATCTAGCTAAAGCTTTTGTATATCTAGACGCAAGTCTATCATACAAGTTGTCTTCCATTGCTTCTTCAGTTAAAGCGAATGCAAGAGCCACAGTTTCATTTGTGTATCTTGCAGTGTATGTTTCTTGTGCGTTGTCAAATGCAACTGCAGAACCTTCAGGTTTTACATAAGCATTAGCAAAGCCAGATAACATCACTTCTTCTTCAAAAGCTCTGTCTGATGTTTCTTTTGCATAAATTTCTTCATGCTCAGAATCATATCTTTTATACTCAAGGCCGAACAAGGCGTTTAAACCTGGCTCAAGCTCTTTTACGAGTTGTTGTCGTGATATAGCCATAATTTATACTCCTTATACCCCGGCCGTAGCAGGAGCCAAAATGTGCTCAGATAATTGTACTCTCCAATTTACATTGGCTTGAGTTATATCTGAGTTTTTTGGATCTCTTGACGGTCCGATTATTTTTAGTTGTTTTAGTGCTGCACTAATATCAGAATCATCTAATTCCATACTAGATACACCATTTAATGTACTCCCATTTGCATTTCCAACAGTATCTGCTGATGAAAAAACATCTGCTTGTGCTGAAGCACCAGCATTATCTGATTGTACTTCGAACATTTGCATTGGAGAGTCGTACACAAAACATTCAATTGCACCACTATTTACTGGAGTAATTCCACCAGGATAGAAGTTTTTGAACGTAGGTTTTTGTGTCGTTGGGTCATCATAGAAACATCCCCAAAATGCGCCAAGGTTAGCACCATCGCCGTCTGCGGCTAGGTCTGCAAAACCTCCAGCTACAGCCTTAACGACTGTACCTTGAAATATTACTGATGCATCACCAGGTAATATATTGTATTGGCTCATTCCAGTGGAATCATCTTGCTGTCCAACAGTTTTTAACGGTCTAAGACCGAAAGCTGCGTCTTGGTTAGCCATAATTGTTTCCTCTGTTCTTTAGTAGTTATTTCTAACTACAGGTTAATTTAAATTCGTTGGGTCGTAATTGTTAAAAAACTTTTACTTACCACCGAAAGATTTGCTAGAGCGGCTATCATAACTGATAGGCATGCTCGGGTGCTGATCCCTTAGCAGATCGGATTTAACGGCATCATCATTATCTTTAGCTTTATCGCTATAATATTTTTGACGTGCTTTGGCGATCTCTATTGGTATTCTGGCCAGCAACAGACCTCCTACTCCGATGACACCTTTGTATTTGCCGTCTTCAACAATTGGATAATTAGAATCTTTGTACTCTTCCGCACGAACTAAAGCATATCCTGATCTTAATTTACCAGTAATGTTTTTGTTGTCGTTAAAGCCTAAGCTCTCTGATCTTATCCATCGATGATGAAATCCATCCGGCGCAGGTGGAGCATCTAAAGATGAGGGTGGTGTCCATACAACTTCATTCGCTGTAGCGTTTCTGTCTTCGGACGCACGGGAGTCTCTTACTACTTCTTCTGTAACCTCCGTTTTAATTTCTTCAGTTACTTTAGTTTCATTATTTTTCATATGCGTTTTACTCCTCTATGTTTATTTGTTTAGCATATTCTTCAAGTGGCACATTCAATTTTTTAGCAATTGCTACCTGTGATGATGTGAGAGTCACAGTTCTGCGACCAGCTCTATTTACTCCTCGAGTAGCAGAAGCTACTGTTTGAGTGGGCTTAGTCGGTTGTTCTGTTACCTTATCAAATTTATGGGGGAATTCAAGCTTTATTCTTCTATCTAATTCCACATAATAATCATTAGATTGGGGATCGTAACCTTCTTCTTCTACTAACTTTTTATGTAAACTAAAAGCTGTATAAGTCATAGGTTCATCTTTTCCAAACCAAGCATTATTATCTGCCCATTCCGTTGCTCTTGCATCGGGTTTTGGTAAGTCCGGTTCTTGTCGAATAATTGGTTGTTTTAATGGTACTTTTACATTCTGTTCTTGATCAGCTTGTTTAACTTTCATTTCAGCTAATCTAGCTTCTTCATAACCTAATTTAGCAATTTCTTTTGAAGCTTCTACTTCTGCTTTTAAGTCATTATTTTCTCTTGCAGTAGCTAGTTTAGATTGAGCTGCTTCAATTCCAGAAACAATTCTACTTTCCATTTCTGAAACAAAACCTTTATCTATTTTTGCTAATCTATCTTTAAGAGATTTTTGTTCTGTGTTAACAGACTTTGCGTATTTTGTAGCTTCGTCTCTTTGACGTTCTGCTTCACGCATTCTTTTAGTAAGCTTAGCTATTCTTTTTTTAACGCCTTCGCTATATTCTTCTAATTCTGCTTTAGGTTCTTCTTTTTTTGGCTCTTCTGTTTTCTCAGTAATTAGTTCTGCTGGTTTTTCTTCTACTGGTGGTATTTCTTTTATTTCTACTTCACCTTCAGGTTTAACCTCTGGAACTACTACTTCTGGTACTACATTTTCTTCAGGTAAAGTTACTTCTGCACCTGGACCATCTGTAGGTAAATCAATGATCTTATCATTTTCAGTTGGCATAGTTATCTCCTATGTTTGTTGGTTTAATATTCATGCAAGATATCCTCTGGATTCTCGATTGTTGCTAAAACTTCGTCATCGTTTAGCAGACGTATTTCACCACCTTGTATTTTTATTCTTGAACCTGCGTAACGTGCAAACATTACCCAATCTCCTTTTTTACACCAAGGGCCAGAGTTCTCAAATCTCTTTCCTTTGTATGCTTCTGGTCCAACAGCTAAAACATTACCACACTGAGAACCAACTTGTTGTTTCTCTAATGTTGTATCGTTCATAATAATTCCACCCTTAGTTTTATCTTTCATTTTAAAAGGTAAAATTAAAAGTCTCCAACCTGTAGGCATTGGAAGTTTTGTTGATTCTTCTGTTACTTCTTTTTCTGGTTCTGATTTTTTTAAACCGACTAATGATGTATCTGGGATACTAATTTTCGGTGTTGAGTTTAACGACTGTTCCTTCATTTTCATCTTGCTCCTTATTTTCAAGCAGGTTAGAGATTTCCTGATTTATTTGTTGATATGCTTTTAACTGTCCTACCATATATTGATATTTATCCCAATTGTCAACTTCACCATTGATTAAAATATCTGACACACTATCAGACAATTCTGTTACTTCTTTTTTTAACTTATAGACTATTTGCATTCCGTCCATTGTTTAACCTTTCCTAATTGGTATACCACCACTTGGATAACCAAATTTATTGTTTCCCATTACAGGAGAATAACCAGCAGCTTTTGATAAACCACCATCAGCCATTTCTTTTTTAGGTACACAATTAGGTACCTTTTTTTTACCCTTTTTTTTCATTCCCTTTTGAGTGTATCCGTGCCAACAAGCC